GCCGTAGGTGATTGGTAAACCGTAAATGCTTCCGGTGCCAAAATAACCGCAGAGTCATCGATAGTAGTAGTAGCGGTAAAGTTTTTATCTACATAGAGATCTAGTCCGAGTACGTTGCCTCGAATTGATCCCGGTTGCACTAAGCCGCCTGCGTTCATTGGCTGAGATGCTGAGTAAATTGGTCGCCCGGTAGTATCTGTAGCGCCCATAAGTAGCTGCCATTGTGATCCGTTGGCGATGTAGTTATTAGCAAAGTAACCCGTAGCCTCGTAAACCTTACGAGCTGAGTCTGAGGCAAACTCAATAATACCGGCTGAGTCTGCATCGCATCCTGAGCTATATTGACCTGCCGCGATTAGTGCGTTTAGTACTGTCGTATCGAGAGTCTTCAGATACGCGTTTTGTAGCTGATTTGTTAGCTCTGCATAGAAATTAGGATCTGAGCGCTCTAACAATTCTACGCTGATCGTATTCATGCCTGCGTACTTAGATACGGTACCGGTTAGGTAAGCCGTCTCCATCCCGGTATTTTGTACCGCTCCGGCTTCGGCCTCTACCGTTACGACAGGTGCTACGCCTGTACCGCCACCGGCTGAGGTAACGAGTGAAGGCACGTTGATCGTCATACCGTTAGTAGGCAAAACTCCACGTGAGCAAGCATCGATAGCAGGTGTACCAAAACGAGTATTCGTTGGGAATTCCGCTAGGTACTGAGTAGGTGAAAATGCAGGGTTTGTAGCAAAGCTATCATCGGCTGCGGTTACGTAAAGCTTTGAGTCGTCATTACCTAGAGCTGCCTTAATCTTGTGCTCTGTATAAGCGCCCATAGATGTAATAGGTGTACGTACTCGCTGAGAGTCTAGTACGGATGGTCGGATGATCTTTCGAGCGGCTTCGACTTTTTCAGCCTCTGCCGGTGCATCTACCGGAGTATCCTCCGGTGTATTTTCAGGGGCTGTAGTCACAGCTTCCTCGCTTTCAGTTTCGGTTTCGACCTCTACGATCGTCGTAGAGATAGTTGTAGTTTTTTCTTTTGTACTTGTAGCTGCCTCAAGCGCTGCTCGAGCTGCTGCAATATCAGTAACGGAGGCGCTAGAAAAGGCCGCACTCTCTACGAGGCTTACCTCTTTGAGGACCGCCGCCGTAACTAGCAGGTAATCACCCATCGGCTTAGAGGCGGTTACATCCACCCCTACGGATAAGCCGCTGACTAAATTTTCCTGCGCCAACGTAAGAGCGTCCTGTCCTCGGGTGCTCATACTTAAACGAAAGGATCCATATACGCCCTCGGTTGAGTCGCTAAAACTAATTGCGCGACCGACCGGTTTATCTGCTTGATGCTGCATTAGTAATTTAATATCGGTTGCCTCACCGTATGTAATTGAGCCGCGCTCAAACATAACCGGGCCTGCACTTGTAAAACCGATCTCGCCGTAAGGTGCAACGAGTCCGGATACGATGCGGCGCTCTGTATCTGCCGCCTGTATTTGTTGGCTAAACGTTAGTAGCACTTGTATCTCCTAGCGGTGTTAGTTGCTCCATTTGTCGGGCTTGGTTTACATCAATTAAATCTAGGTTTAACATTTTCTCGATGATATCTAAACGATCCTTAGCATCAACTCGTAAAAATGTGTCGTCTACCGCGAAACGCACTTGATTAGCTCCATTTGTCACGTCGTTCATACTGAGGCGATCCTCGATAGCCGAGATGTAAGGCTGCAACGAGTACGCGACGAATTCTTTACGACCGTCTAAAATATTTTGGTACGTCATTGAGTTATTCATGTCCGCGCTAATTAGATACGCCGGTACGTTCATCGCGCGGCTAATCTCGGTAGCTAGGTACTGAGAAAATTCAGCGTAGGCCATGTCCTTAGGTGAGAAAGATGTAGGCACATACTCGAGAGTGCTCGTTAAATATGCGGTGCTGCGATTTTGTCTAGCACTCTTAAAGGCTGCTAGTAGTCCTTGTATCTGAGACTCCGGTAAATCTGCACCATTATTTTTTAAGATACCGGTAGGCATTGGTGTAGCTGCACTAATAGCCGCCGCACGTTGTACATCGTAGGCCGCTTTAATAGTTGTACTAGCACTCTGCAATACACCGGGTAGTAACGATTGGAAAGTAAGTAAAGATCCGATACCGCCCATAGGTACTTTATTACCGTCTACGAAATAATCTTGGATCTCTGTACCGTATTGATTAGTCGTATATGTAACACGATTATTAGCGACCCACTCAAAGCCGGACGGTCTGCCATCATCGGCGTACAAAGATGTAACGCGCCAATATGCAACAGAATAAAAAATCAAACTATCGACGGTTGCCGCAATAGTAACGCTGCGAGGTTGTCGAATATCCGGCTGCTCTAACCAAACAGGGGAGCCTAACTTTTCGCCGGTAGATTTTTTATATAGAGATAAATCAATAGAGCTAATAACTCCGGCGATTAAATTACGGCAACGTGCAACGCTCGAAACTTGTAAAGCAAAATTACGATCGATACCTACGCCGTTATATCCAAAATTACCGGTATTAAATGATCCATAACCGTACGTAGTATCCATTACGGCAGGTGCGTACTGAGCCTCTACTTGAGGTTTATCAGAGCTCTTAAGCCCTAGAGTTTGGAGTAATCCCATAGATGGAATTTTCTCAAATTGTCAAGCATAAAACCGATTATGCGCGGCGTGTCTTATATGTAAACCTTAGCCTCGGCCATCGGCTGATTAAGAATATGGACGATCATAGATAAGCCGATAGCGATATCTACGGGCCCTGCCGATTTACGCCGGACGATACGCCACGAGGCATCGGACTCCTTGGCGGCGCAATTAGCCATATGACTCACTAGCTCATCTTGTCCGGAGTGCACTAAACGGTTATTAGCTAAAGCTTCGTGTAAATCGCCGGAGGCTTGGTAGCCCTTTTGCCCGGATATGTCGGTGATATGTACGCCGTTAATTTCGAGGCGTTTGGCTATTGAGGCGGTCGTGTACTTGTCGTAGCAAACGGTCCGAGGGTAAAAGTCTTTACACCATTTCGCTATATGGTCTGCCATAAATAGCTCGTCGATAGATACGTCAGAGTGAAATATCTCAAGGACGGCAACACCGATACGACCGTCCGGCAATATCTGACCCATAACTAAAGACCCGTCGCGCCTGCTCGGTGCCACGTCAAAGGCGAAAATAGTAAGGGGTCCCGGTGACATTTTTAGATCCTTGTCGCCTGCATTTTCTACCGACATATGCGGCCACGGGCTTTGAGTGCTCGAGATCCATTGGCATAAGAGCTCGGTCTTTGTAGTTTCCACGGGTTGCGTTGCGACGGCCTCCTCTAAGGCCTCCTCGGTAACGGTGTAGCCGAGCGCCGGGTTAGCCATGGCCCACGCATCGCGATCGGTAATAGCTGCAAACTGAGGCGCCGAGTACTCGTAATAGCCGAAGGTCTTAGGCGGAAAACTAAGAGCCCTCTCTCGTAAGTCATTAAGCACCGTGCTAAAAGCATCGCCGGCATTTGAGGTAAGCAAGGTTTGAGCATTAGCACGGGCACGAGTTGTAGGCGTTGCAGCTCTAAAACCCTCCTCGGATATCTCTCGTACCTCATCGATGTATAAAAGATCGGCGGTACGGCCACGGCTACCGTCTCTTGTAGCTGCGACTACATCTAAGCGAGCGCCGTTTTTAAGCTCGATACTTTCGGTACCGTTAGCAAACCGTATCTGTTTAATGGCCTTGCTTAGCCCATCGTTAGCCTCGATAGCGTAGGCCACTTGCCTAAAAGTGTCTAAGGCCATCGATCTATTAGAGCTCATAATAATTACATTTTTAGAGTCGAATAAATAGAGGTGCGCGAGCATCATCATACGCGCGAGGTGAGTCTTACCCTGTTGCCTTGCACATAACACTAAATTTGTTTTCCGGATAAACATACCCTCATCATCGATAGCGGTCATGTCACGGATTACAAAATCTTGCCACGGTAAAAGGGGTAGGCCTATCGAGTCTGCAAGCTGCGCTACCTCATCGCCGCGATTTTTGCCCTCGATGTAGGGACTATGTAATCGAGGCTCAGTAGCCCCAATACGGGACGGAGTCATATGGTCCATAGTCCTACTAATCCTGCTCCGGTTGGCCCGTGCATGGACCGGCTAGGACCGTACCGGTGGTCCTCGGGGAGATATTGCTTGGAAAGGCAGGGGGGGTAGAATTGGATGCTAAAAAAACGCCTTGTGAGCGTGATCCCTTGCTTGAGTTACATCGTTTGCAGCATGCCACCATATTCTCCAAACTGATCGGATCGCCTCCGGCTTTAAGGCTGACTATGTGATCTACCGTAGTGGCATCCTGCCCACAATACACACACGTATAACCATCCCTAGCTAGTACTACTAGCCTTTGCTTCTTATATTTGTTACTGAGTCTAGGGTCATGCTTACCGTGCACCATCAGTAATGGCCTTTGCGATTATGGTAGTCGAGTGCTTTGCATGGTGTGTTATGCCGCTTGCTTATGTACTTAAGTCCTAGATCTATTTGCTTAAATGGATCTAACTCTTTCATCTTAAGTAGTTGAGGTATCCCATATGCAGAGCTCTTAGGGTTATCTGCTCGAGGATCCCACTTACTCTCACGCATCCATAGGATCTCTAAGCATCGATACTCTTTAGCATTTAATAGCTTTATATGTGCGTATAGTTTGTAGTTTTCTTTATCTCTTTGTGTGCTTATAGCTTGGGATGCAGGCATATTGCTAAATAGCAATAGCCCGGCCAAAAGCACCAAACTACGCCTGCGAGCTATCCGCGGTAGCGGCTCGCCTGCGAGTATGGAGCGTAAAGCCTTTGTCAAATAGGCGCAATAGTTGAGCGTACGTTTGGGCGTGTCCCACACCTTTTTAACATATGTGGATAAAACCTGTGTATAACTATTAGTCATTGATGGCCCCATCCCGTACCCTTAAAGCTGATACCGGGTGCGTGATATACCTGCCTCATATGGCTACCGCAACACATAGGCGCAGCGGCCGAGGTTATAGGCTGCTCAAGCTCATAACGGATATTGCAGCTAATACACTCATACTCATAAGTCGGCATTTTTTAGATCCTCCATTAGCACGATCCCCATAACACCGCATTTAACGCATTGGAGCGACTTAACGTACGGTGGCAGGTTATCGGTTACGACTCGCTCTATATGATCGGTCATTTTGCCGCATAACCGGCATTTAGTTTTATACGTCGCCATAGTTAGACCTCTTTAGATATTGCATCTCAAATAGATTAGCTCGAGGTACCCAATAGTTATCCTGATACGTGTGTTTATATCTAGGCTGCTTGGCCATGCTTATAGGCATCCATCCCAGTAATACATAAACCGGGCTAAAGCCTGTAACTAATATAGCTACATCGTTAGGCCTGCCCGGTCCTCTGTTTTGTACGATTAAATGCCCGTTAGCGTGTTTGGTCCATTTGACCTCGATATTTTCGCCCACGTCTGCCGTATCGTGGCCGTTATCGATAGCCGGTACAAAGCCGTAATCGCCGAAATAGTTAGCTACGGCCATCTCTGCCGCTGCTCCCTCACTTTCCTGCCATACAAGCTCGTGCCAATTTTTATAAGCTTGGCCAAAATTACTCGCATCGGTCGGATCGGCATTACGTATAATCGTGCGCTCTAGCCCTACACGATGAGCGGTAATCTCTTGCGATCGATCGAGTATGACCTTTGCTACGCGCGACATTGTGCACATAACCATAAAACTACCTCACCGGATACATCTCGGTACGAAAAGCCCCCGAGGTCTGTACGCCACTCGTAACACTCGTCGCATTGTTTGGCCGCAACTACGGTCATATCGCCGTTATCGTGGATAGTCGTAGCTACGCCATCTTTAATAAATGTAAGCTCCCCCATTAGAGTTTTAACCCGTCCTCGCATCGTTTACAAAATGCCACGACTAAACCATCCTCGCGCACATAATCATTTATAAACGTATCGTTATCGCATTTAGAGCAATTACCCGAGCCGCCATATCCATCAAAAGAGTAAATATGGCCATCGGTTGCCCTGTAAATATCTTTAGGGTTTATGGTCATACTTGAGGTTTCCATTTTCCATCGGATCCGAGTACGTGCCAATACGGGTTACATTGATTAGCTCTAACTCGCTCGGTGCACTTGTAAGCAGCCCACGGTTTACCCGTTGCCTTAGCCGTACCCTCAGCCCACACCATCGTACCGTGAGCGCATCGAGGGGCCTCAGCTACTAACTCACCGCCAAGGCTTTTACCGATCTCTAAGATGCTACTCGCCATTGTGGCCATATCCTCGATCGAGGCCTTTGTGCTCCACGGGTCCGAGTCTGCCGGTAAAGTCTCTACCTTTTCCATATCCTGCGCGGTAGGCCGTGAGTTATGCTCAAGGCTCGGAGTTAATAGCCCGATACACCGGCCGTAAGCTGAGGTAATTGTGTCCTCTATAAACCATTTTTTCATATTGTTTGGATAAGTCGATACGTTACCAAAAGCGTAATCGACGGCGCTTGGTAGATGATCCTCATATTCCCGGTACGCCTCAGCTTTAACTAGTATCGTGCCTTTAATGATATCGATGTCCTCGATGTAAGCGACTAACCTGCCGGACGGAAACTCTAACCTAAAACGCTTAATGCGAGCGTTTACGTCCTCGTAGTTATCTAAAAACCCCATTAGATTAGCTCCTTATCTTTCAGAGCTTGAGCGATAGCGCGGCCACGTACAAAGCCCTCGCCGTGTCCGTGCTTATAACCTATCGAGTATCCGATCACCATAAACATAAAGCCCGTACCGCAGGCTGCCAAACCGATCAATATATCTAAACTATTCATTACTTAGCCCTTTGTTAAGGCCGATTAAGCGACTCAACCGAGTAGCCCTCTCAGCGTTTGTAGTATCAGTATGAGGGCAAAATGTCAGATATCAAAGCGTATTGGTGTTTGGCGTGTCGGACTTAGGCTGCTCTTTAGGTTTAGACTTTAGACCGTTACCAGCTAATACGCCGCCAAGGGCCCCGGTTAAAAATATAGCCAAGGTTTGTAGTAACTGTATAAAATCTCGATCGTTAGGAGCTTGAGCGCCTACCGGTTGCGTAACAAAGACTAACGCATATACGGCCCCACCTGTGATTACAAAAAAGGTAATAGCCAACACCGCACCGATTAAAAAGATTAAACGTGCGTGTATGTCCTCGGGCGTAAGCCGCCTATTATGGTTATTCATCGATAGTAATAAGGTCCTTAGAGCAGACTCCCGTAGCTTCGCATTGAGGCGGAGTGCACTCAGGTTTTGTCCAGTTTTCGTATTCTTGACACTCATATCTCACCCAACCGTCATAACCGCACCCCGATAGGAGCAGAGTCCCCACTATTGCCCCTATCAGGGCCCGGATCATTTTGCCCCGAGGCCGTATTGCTTCTCGCTAGGTTGCAGCGCCTTAAGTAAAGGCCCGACTAAACCTGCGATAAAGGCGTTAGCCAATACTTTAGGGTCTGAAATACCTGACATATACAAAGCCGCCACGGATGCTATTGCCGCACGTGCGTAAGATTTTGCAGCTGCCTCTAATTGCTTTTTATTCATTATACTCTCCTGTAATGCCCTTTAGTTAGTTTGTCTTAATACGTATAAAGTGGCCGTACCCGTAGAGGTAATCGCGTATAAATCTTGATGATCTCCCACTAATAAAGAAAGTTTATCGCCGTTATCCAAGCGGTAGCCATTAGCTGCCGTTAGATCCGCGCCTCCTATGTAAATAATGCCGCTAGCTGAGTGCAGGTATACACTTTGATCTCCAATTTCTTGCGGCACTACTATCGCTTTTGTTGTAGTTACTGTTTCTACGGATGATCTAGGCATTTTCTAATCCTAACTTAGTAATGATCTCTTTAGCTTTAACCGGTGTAACTGTTACCTCAAAGTGCATATCGTCCGGTCTGCTCTTAAAGTCGCCGCCCCACTTGAGGCCGTACTTTTTAGCAAGGGCTCTAAGCATCGGGATCTTTTCAGCCGGGAAAGTGCCGGCCTTGCCGAGAGGATGCTTTGTAGCATTTAGATCGATAGCGGTACCGGATGAGTGACACGATAATTTTGTCGGATTACCTCGCACCATGCGGTAGGCGTAAGCCCAATCGTCAAAAGTGCCCTCATCGATCGGCTCAATTAGCTCGTGAAATTCAGCCGCGAAGGCTGCGAGTAGTGGCCCCACACTCTCAGCACATCGCAGCTTACGATCCGTACCCTTTACGAGGTAGGACTTTATTTTTATCTCGGCCGGATCTTTAGAGGCTGGGTAGCCATTGTAGCTTGTCTCCATTATGAAAGTAAGAGGCGAGCCTCGTCCTCAGTAATGCCTAATTTAGATAACAACGCTGATCTTTCTGTGATGTGGGCAGCCTCTTTTAATTTTTCTGCCTCATATAACTCACGATCTAGTTGCCACGATGCATATTCATCGTCGGTCATTTCACGATCAATAACTTCGTTAGTATCTATTTTGTGTATTCTTACCATAGGTTTAGTCATTTTATACTCCGTAAAGCAAGGCGGTGCCTGCGCTAAATGAATAGCCACCATCGTTTGTGATGACCAAAGATGTAATTGCTGTATTAGTCTCGAAGTAACCGCTAAATATTTCTAAAGCATCTGTGCTACTGCCATCTTGGTAATTGGCAAAACCTTGGATACCTTTGTAAGAGTTTGCGTTTGCGTATTGGCTAAAGGTAGCTCCAAAAATATTTTGACTACTTGTATTTAATTTGTTAGCTGCTGAGTTAAGCATTACATAACCGCCGACCGCTCCAGCTGTTGCAGCGCTGCTTCCGGTCTGTAAATAACTTGTACGTACATATGAAAAATTGTTAGTTGTGCCGTTTGGCGCTATTCGCATTTTTACGTTATCTGTTGCATTTACTACACCATAAATAAATAGGACTAAGTTTGTATAAGTAGAGGCAAAACCGCTAATAGTCGTTGATGTACCTGAAAGTGATGTAGTGCTTATCAAAGTCATGCCAGCCCCACCCGCAGCGGAGGCCCATTTTAATCCAGTGGCCTCGGCTGAGTCTGCCGTTAATACGGTGCCATTAGCTCCTACGCCTAAACGGGCAAAAGTGTCCGCACCTGTCCCCGGTACTAAATCACCTTTAGCATCGATAGCCGTAGCCATTGAGTTAGTAACGGTTACGGTACCCGAGGTACCTCCGCCGCTAATACCTACACCTGCGGTAACTCCCTCGATATCACCGGTAGCACCTGAGGCTACCCACGCTGCACCGTCGTAATACCATAGTGAGTTATTATCTTTAGTAAAAGCAAACTGACCCTCGGCGGGTGCGGTGATAGCTGCATCTCGTGCCGTAGCGTTTGTAAATACGTTAATTCCCTGCATGAGGTAGCCGTTTACATCGCCGGCCGTAAGTACCTCACCGGTTGTAAAGGTCTTAAAACCCTGACCAGCTGCCATCATTTCCTCCTAGTAAGCAAGCACGGAGGTATCGAGCACCCCGTATAGTGTTGAGTTTAGTATAAAGCCGTCGATAATCGGCTCTAGTGTTGTAAATGTCGTTTTCCATGAGTTAGGCGTAACGCGGTGGACTACGCCAAACACTTGTAAAGTCTGTTGCAGCGTCGAGTTACCAGGCTGATTAGTTGTAACCTCTACCGGGTCAAAAAAATCTAGGCTAAGAGCTGCAAGGATGCCATCGTTATAATCGTCCATATATAGATCAAGCTCGACCGCATCGCATC